CGTTTCCTTCGGCCAGTCGGCAAAATTCAAGGGCGGTGCGGTAGTCGGAGTATGTCGGGCTGATTTGGTAGCGGGTATTGCCAAGGCGTTTCCAGTGCCGCCTGTCCTCGTACCAAATCCCGTTTTGTTTGTCGTGTACCAACCCGCGCCGTGCCTCTTCTTCGGCGCGGGTTTTGCCGAAAACTGCGAACATTATTTAACCGCTTCTTTTAGGGGTTTGCCCGGGCGGAATCTCGGTTTTTTGGTGGCGGGAATGGTCAGTGTCTCGCCGGTCTGCGGGTTGCGGCCTTGACGCTCTGCCCGTTCCGAAACGTGGAAAACGCCGAAACCGACAATGGATACCTCGCCGCCATCGGCTAATTGCTGCTTGATGGTGTCAAACACGGCGTTAATTACTTTTTCCGTTTTGTGGTCGCTCAAGCCTGCTTGTGCGGCAACGGATTTGACTAATTCGGTTTTGTTCATTTTTTTGCTCCTAGGTTGGTTTTGGATGCGGCAAACCGTGCCGCGCGGGTTTGGATTTTCAGACGGCCTCTTTCATAAACGCGAACCAATGCGTTTTGCCGTGGCGGCCGGTGGGATGCCCGAATAGGGGTTGGTTAGGGGTAAGTGCCAAAATCTGCGGCACTTTGATTTGGTCTTCGTTCCATTTAAAAATCAGCACGCCATTGGGTTTTAATACGCGGAAACATTCCGCGAAACCTTTGCTGAGGTCGTCGCGCCAGTTTTGAGTAAGCCGGCCGTACTTTTTGTCCAACCATGATTTTTTCCCTGCTCGTACAAGGTGCGGCGGGTCGAAAACCACCAAATTAAAGCTGTCGTCGGCAAATGGCAGTGCGGTAAAGTCTAGCCGCACGTCCGGGTGGATTTCGAGGTGGCGCAGGTTGCCACGGTCTTTCAAGTAGTGGCTTTCGGTGCGCAGGTCGCCAAATAGGCAACGTTGGTCTTGCTTGTCAAACCACATCATGCGGCTGCCACAGCAGGGGTCTAGGATAGATTGCATTTTCAGACGGCCTCCGTTACCGTTATTTCAGTCTGTGCACCACGCCGCCGGTTGCGGCGCGGTGTTCTTCGGGTGTGAGGCCGTTCATAGATTGCAGGTTTCCCGCGCCGATGATGGCGGCGGCTTGGATTTCGACGGCGACGGTGGCGATGATGTTGCCGCCGATTTTGCTGACGGCCTGCGCGGTGGCGGCGTCGATTTGTCCTGTCTTCAGGCGGTGCAGGGTGTCGAACAGTTCTTCACGCAGTTGTTCGGTTGCACTTTTCATTTTTTTCCCTTTTTGTTGATTTCGGTTTTCAGTTCTTCGTTTGTACGGCCTGCTTCTATGATTTCGGGAGGCAGCGGCATGGTGTTGGCAGCTAGCAGGCGGATGGTTTCGGCCAGCTTTTCTATCGGCATCAGAAATTCCGACCAGGCAGTTTTCCGCCCCTTGAAGGCACGGGCGTTTAATTCCACCTGCCTGTTTCCGAACAGGAAAATGCTTGGAATAACGAGGCAGTGGGTATAGGCCGCGCTGTCAAACTGGTCGGCTTCGGGGTCGGGTTTCACAAATAGGACGAAGGCGTCGCAGTCGAATTTGTTTTGGCAGCGGAAACGGTAGACGAAGCTTGACCCTCCTTTTTGTGACGAAAATCCCGACGAGGTTTTGACGTCGATACGCAGTTTACCGAGCAAAAAATCGTAGTTTGGGTTGTGCATGCTGATATTTAGGTTTACATCTACTGCTTCGGGGATGAGTTTGGCGAACAAGTCTTCGCCTATTGTTCCGATGCACGAGCCGCTGCTGTTTTGCACGATTGCGTCGTGCAAGCGTAAGACTTTATGTTTCTGGGCGATGATGTAGCCTTGGTACAGGTCCAGTCCCGCACTGCAGGCGGCAGCCTTGAGGGGGGTGTTTTGGTAGGCCTGAAGGAAGGCTTCCACCTGTTTTTTAGGGAAGTCGGCGGTGCTTAACATGGGTTGGTCTCCGTGGTGTCGGTGAAAAACGGGTCGGGCGTAAAGGGCGGCGGCGGGACGGCAAACAAGTATTGTTCGGCTAGTACGGTATCCGCTTCGGCGATGCCGCCCGGCTTTCCCCATCTGAGTTTGACGCGGCGTGCGTAGGTTAGGGCTTGGCTGAATCGGATCAGTCCTGCGGTGTCGCGCCGCTGCCGTGCCGCACGCGCTTTCGAACAGCCAGATGTCAAACTTGCGCTGATAGCGGAATGCGCTTGAGTCGGTCGGTTTGGCGGGGTATTTGGGCAGCGGTTCGGTGGTTTCGCCCCTGTTAGTCAGGATGCGTGTTTTGCCGTCAAGCTGCCCGTATTTCAGGCTGTAGTAGGCGGCGGTCGGGAGTATGGCGGGGCTTTTCAGACGGCCTCCGTCTGTATGCGCATGGCCGCGTCGATTGCAGCGCGCATACTGTCGAGGTGCTGCTCCACGCACTCGGTAGGAAGCATGAGGTTGCCGATTTTGTTTGCAGGGTCGGCCAGCCAGTCGAAGCGCGAAGTATCGGGGTGAGGGATGGGTTCGAAAGTACCGTAGGCGTAAAAATTCGAACATTTCTGCCCTTCCCAGATAATCCACACGGCGGTTTTGCCTGTGTCGATAATCAGGCCTTCCGCGCCTGTTTGTTTGCAGCGCACGCGGTCGCCGAATTTGAGTTGTTGTGTCATGGGTTGCTCCTAAGTTCAGAACGGGATTTCATCAATATCGTCTACGGGTTGCGCGGGTGCGGCCGGATCCTGACGGCTTGGCGGCGCGGGTGGTGTGTGTTGGGCGTTTTGCTGTCCGCTGTCGTTGCCGCCGCCCAGCATTTTCATTTCGCTGCCGATGATTTCGTATGCTGTGCGCTCGATGCCGTTTTTATCGGTGTATTTGCGGCTTTGGATGCGGCCTTCGATGTAAACGAGGCTGCCTTTTTTCAGGTATTGCCCGGCTACTTCGGCCATGCGGCGGTAGAGGGTTATCGCATGCCATTCTGTGCGCTCTTGTTTTTGCCCGTGCTGGTCTTTCCATGTTTCGCTGGTGGCGATGGAGAAGTTACAGACGGCCTCGCCGTTGGGCATGTAGCGCACTTCGGGGTCGCGCCCTAAGCGGCCGATTAGGATGGCTTTGTTTAATGACATTTAATTGCTCCTTTAATCATCTAGGCCGATGGCGTGTTTCCAACCTTCTGTGCCGAAGCTGTCTTCCTCGTCCATGATATCTAACAGCGAAACTAAATCTTGGATGTGGTTGGCAAATTCCGAATATTCTTGATTACTTGATAACTTGCCGATTGTTATTAAAAAATCATTAACTTTCATTTTTATATTCCTTTTCTTCATTGGTTGCGGATTGTCCTTCGCCGCTGTTTGTTTCGGCAGTAGGTTGGGATGGTTGTTCAGGCTGTCCGACAATATCGTTCAGGTTGCTGCGGGTGTCGGGTTTGATTTCGGGGACGGCGAACCAATCCGATGCCTTGCTCATGCCGTCTTTGATGCTGGTATAGATTTTGCGCAGTTCCAAGAACTGGGCGGGGCGGATGGCCTCTATCCTGCACTGGTAGCGCAACTGAACCATCTCGGCGGTTACGCCGTATTGGCTGTAGGCTTCCAACATTTTTTTGATGCTCTCTTCGCTCAAATCTACATTGGCGGCCAAGGTTGTGCCGCATTGGGCAACGGCCGCCTCCACTACGTCGCCGGGGATGACGCCCAAGATGCAGGCACGCAGGCGGCGTGCGCCGTTGTTGGCTACGATTTCGTAAATATCGCGCGGGTCAGTCAGGGTTTTGGTTTTGCCTCCGGCGAAGCGTTTGTGCGGCACCTGAAACACTTTGACTTGGCGGGTGTTGGTCTCCAAGTCCCAAGCGTAGGCTTCCACAGTGCTTTCACCGTTGCTTTGGCTGATTTCGCGGATGCCGAAGTCGATGTTGCCCCAGTTTTGGGCGAGGACTTCGGCCAGCCGGATAGACGGGCCTTCTACCATTTGGTTGCCGCGCGGATATTGGTACACCGCGCCTTCGGCTAATGATTGACGGGTACAGGCGTTCAGGATTCTGTCCATTGCCTGTATCTGGTTGCGCGGAAACTGCTTGGCCATGACAACCATGGCCTGAACTTCGGTGGCTTCGCGGTGGGCTTTGCTTTCGACCATGCCGTTGTGTTGTGGGGCAGTTGGGGCGTTGAACGGGTTTTGTACGGTGGGATGGGTCATGATGTTTCCTTTATCGGTATGCCCATGCGGGCAGGGATAGGGTTTCGATTTCTTGGCTGTAGGCTGTCCACTCTTGGCTCTTCTCGGCCTCCAGCAAGGTTTCCAAGTCGCGTCGGAATAGTTCGTGCCCGTAGGCTTTGGCGTCATCATCCAAGCTGTAACAGGCAACGGCATAGGGGGCGGTTTTTTCTACGGGGATGAAGACAAAGCCGCGCGGCCATTGCCCGGTTGCTTGGTAGTAGCCTTCGCTGTAAAAGGCATCTTGAACGTGGTATCGGTATTTGGCTACGCTGCGGGCAAACTCTTCCGGGCTGGCGTCGGTGGTGCTTTTCAAATCCACAATGATGCCGCCGGGATGCAGGTAGTCGGGGCGGCAGCGGCAATCGATACCGCTGTCTTCGTCTGTCCAAAAGATGCTTTGCTCGGCCTTCCCCCCTTGCAGCAGGGCGGATGCTTTAGGATGGGCGGCAATGGCGGCGGACATGCCTTCGATGGCCGTCAGCCATTCGGCTTTCAGCACGGTCTGCCCGCTTTGACGGATACTCTCCAACATAGCCTTACCCTCCTTGGTGCGCCCGTTGAAGTCGGGCGGTAGGACGGTGTAGGCCGTCTGAAAGGTATCGGGCAACAGGATGTAGTCGTGAAAGGCCGAACCGAAAACCAAAGCATCGCTGCCTTCGTGTTCCGCCTCACGGGCTGCCTTGTAATGGGCGGGCGATTTGGCGATTTTGTCCAACCCGCTTTTACTGATGGCGGGGTGTGCGTGGTAGTCGGTATTGGATAGGCCGTCTATGATTTTTGACATGGTGGCTCCCTGAAAATTGCTATGTGTATTTGTGCCAGTAGGCGGGTTTCAAAATTTCGGGCATCGGCGGAAATTTGTTTACTTCGCTCGGTGTGAGGTATTTTTCCGCCTTGCATTTGTAGTAGTACCTTTTCTGCCGCTCCGTGCATGTTCGGCATTGTTTTTGCCGGAAGCCGTTTTTCTGTAGGTTGAAATCGCTTTCCGGCTTTGCCTTTTTGCAGGCGGGGCAGGTGATGATTTGGGGCATGGCGTTACTCCGACCCTATATTGCCTTGCGCTTCTTCCAGTCGGCTGCGGGCGACCTCTATTAACAATTCGTACTCGCGTTTGGTTTTTTCGTCGTGCACTTCGGCGGATTTGGCTAAAAACTCTTCCACGCTGCCGGTGAAACAACCGCGCGTGGCTATCAGGTCGTTTTTGCCGCAATAAACTGTCAAAGTGCCGTTCTCCGTGCCGACGTTTGAAAACCATACAACGGCATTATTGCCGAATACCCATGCGTTGCCTGATACCCATGCGTTGCCTGATACCCGTGCGTTGCCTGATACCCGTGCGTTGCCGTATACCCATGCGTTGCCTGATACCCGTGCGTTGCCGTATACCCATGCGTCGCCGTATACCCGTGCGTCGCCGTATACCCATGCGTTGCCGTATACCCATGCGTCGCCGTATACCCGTGCGTCGCCGTATACCCATGCGTTGCCGTATACCCATGCGTCGCCGTATACCCGTGCGTTGCCTGATACCCATGCGTCGCCTTCGTGCGAGAGGTTTCTCTCGGACTCAATATAGCCGCCAAACTCACCCTCTTTTACATTGTGAAAATCCTTTAATGCTTTGATTCGGTAAAGTTTACGGCCATCAAATTCTATAAAGTCGTCTTTTAAAATTTCGTATTTCATCTTAGTCTCCAATAGGCTCATATGGCGGATGCCAATCGGTGAGGTCGGCTTCTTCAACCGCTTTGACTGCTTCGGCCTCCCGTGCCGCTTGTTCTACCTCCACAGCGTTCATGCGGCGCATCCATGCTATGTCCGCCTCCACTTCCTGCCGCGTTTTGGCGGCGTCCCATGCAGGCGGCGGGAATGGGGGCGTTCGGACTGTTTCAGGCAGGCGACAAAACGGGCGCGCGGATGGCCTTCCGCGAAGCCTACGGCCGACTGGCGGCCGACGTACGCGAAGCACGCTGGACGGTGAGCGCGGGGAGCGACCGCGAACAGCGCACGCGGGCGGTGGAAGCGGCGGTGCGCGATGGCAGGCTGGATGCGCACCGCGCCGCCGCCTATCTGCCCTCCGAGGCGGCGGAAGCGCGGCTGCGTTTGGAAAACCGCCCGCTGCTTCCGCACGAAATCGAGGCGGGACGGGCGCACTCGGCACGGCTGATTGCGCTGCTGGCCGACAAAATCGGACGGATGCAGTGAAGTGCCTGCACTGCGTTCATGCCGATTTCCGCGATGCGGCGGCTAAGGGGTTCAAAGGCCATCTGACCTGTCCGACGGTGGATAAGTGGCGGTACCTGAACAGGCGCACGGTATGCGAGAGCGGGAAGTTTCAGACGGCCTCCGAAGAGGTGGTGGCAAAACGGATTGAATGGTTTGAGAGGGGAAAATGACGGGAATAGTGGGTTTGATTTGGCTGACGGGCGCGGCGGTTGTCGGGCTGGTGTTGGGGTTGGTTGTGATTGCGGTTGAAGAGGTTGGGAGGAGGCGGAATGGCTGAATATTTTTTGTGCCGCATCAACGGTAGGCCCAAGGGAAAGGGCAGGCCTAGATTTAACAAGTCGGGCAGGGCTTATACGCCGAAGGCGACGCGGGAATATGAGAAGGCGGTCAGGGAGGCCGCGATGAAGGCCGCCGCCGCACTGCAATGGCTGAAGCCCGATAAGGAAGTGCCGTTGGAGGTTTCGGTTACGGCGTATTTCCCCGTGCCGAAAAGATGGAGGAAGGCGGATAGGGAGGCGGCCTATGCGGGCGACCTGTACCCCATTTCCAAGCCGGATATAGACAACGTGGAAAAGCTGGTTTTGGATGCGTTGAACGGTATTGCGTATCACGACGACTGCCGCATTGTTTCGGTTTCGGGGCGCAAGCGGTATGCGGGCGAGGATGAGGAACCGCATGTGCTGGTTTATGTGGCGAGGCAGAAGACTTTTTCGGAGATGAAGGCTGAGGCTTTGGCACGCGGGAAGCATGAATGGTAAGGGTAAACAGGCCGTCTGAAAGAAACAGGAGGAAATGATGTTGGAATTGGTATTCAAAAGCGGTAACGAGGCGGAAACCGACAGCCGCAGGGTGGCTAAGGCGTTTGGGAAGTTGCATAAGGATGTTATCCGCGCCATAGAAAATTTGGAGTGCCCTGCCGATTTTGCAAAGCGTAATATTGCGCTTTGCTATGAAATCAATGAGTTGGCAAACGGGAAGCCTGTTAAGTATTACAGACTTTCGGAAAGCGGCGCGATGCTGCTGATTATGGGCTTCACCGGCAGCGAGGCGGTCAAGGTCAAGCTGGCGTTTATCGAAGCGTTTAAGGAAATGCGCGAGCAGATTGCCAACTACCGCGAATATTGCGAACTGATGGCCTTGCGCGATGCCAAGTTTGCCGAAGCGTCGGACTGCGGGCGGGGGCTGGCGCATTGGGCGCGTGAGAAAACGCGGCTGGATGCGATGATTGCGCGGCGTGAAAGCCTGTTGCAGTTGCCGTTGGTTTTGGAATCCGAAGTATGAGCGCGGCGGAACGTGGAGATTGCCTAAAAATGCAAAATGAATTTAAACCATTGAACAACAAACCAATTGAAGGATTTGAAGACTACGAAGGTTTTGTCGAAAAATTCAAACCCAAGCTGACGACCGATGACTGCTATACGCCGCCTGCCATCTATACAGCAGTGCTGGAATGGGTCAAAGATGAAATCGGCATTACCGAAGGGATGGAGGTCATCCGCCCGTTCTATCCGGGCGGCGATTATGAAAATGAAGACTACATGGGCAAGGTCGTCATCGACAATCCGCCGTTTTCGATTATTTCCCGCATCGTCCGTTTTTATCAGGAGCGGGGCATTCCGTTCTTTCTGTTCGCACCGCGTATGACCTGTCTGTCAGGGAAGGCTGCCGATATGCAAAACCTGACCGCAGTGTTTGGTGCATATGCGATTGTTTACGAAAATGGCGCGAAAGTGCCGACGGCGTTTTTGACCAATATGGCGGGTGATTTGAAGATTTGGGTATCGGAAACTTTGAGGGAAAAAATAAAAGCCGTGCAAAGGCCGTCTGGAAAGCAACTGCCCAAATACGTTTATCCTGATAATGTGGTCAAAACCGCCGATATGGAGCAGTACGGAAATTTGAAAATACACCGCCGCCATATCCTGCCCGTCAATGCGCTGGATGCACAGCGAAAACACGGTAAAGCCGTGTTTGGTAAGGGGTTTATGCTGTCGGCTTCGGCAGCGAAGGCAGCGAAGGCAGCGAAGGCAGCGAAGGCAGCGAAGGCACGCCACGCTATTGTTTGGGAATTGTCGGAACGAGAAAAAGAGCTGCTAAGGCGGCATGAGCAGGCGGCTGCAGATATCCGCCATGACGGAACGCATAAGGCCGTCTGAAATTCTAATTAGAACGGACGGCAGTCTAATTAGAACGGGAAAGGATTTGAAATGGCGGTAAATGTTGCGGTGGTGAAAACGCCGGCGGGAACGCTTGCACCGGCGACGGCATACGATGCGGAATTGTTGCGGGATTATGCCGCCGGCCGGCAGTTGAAGGTGGAAATCAAGCAGATGGGCAACCGCAGTTATCAGCACCACAAGCTGTTTTTCGGCGGGCTTTTGCCTTTGGCGTATGAGTACTGGGTGCCGTCTGGCGGGCTGGTTACGGACGGGGAGCAGAAGCTGATCAGCGGTTTCGCGCGGCGGCTTGAGGCCATGCATTCGAGCGGCGGCTTGTTTTTGGAGTTTGCCGACGAGTTTGTACGGATGGTGGCGGCAAAGCGGGGAGAGAAAATCGGTGCGGTGTTGCAAAGTATGGAGGCTTTCCGCAAGTGGCTGACGATTGAGGCGGGATATTTCGATGTTTACGAAACGCCGGACGGCTACCGCAAGGAGGCGAAAAGCATCAGCTTCCACAGTATGGGTCAGGAGGAGTTCAACCGGTTTTACCGGGACTGCTTTCAGGTGGCTTGGAATATGATGTTGTCGTCAAAGTTTGAGTCGGAGGAGGCCGCCGAACGGGCGGCTATGGAGATGATGGAGATGGGCGGATGAGCAAGATTACGCAGTCGGCACGCGGCGAGCGTTGTCAGATACGTTTCCCGGGCGTTTGCAATCATGACCCGGAAACGACGGTTTTCGCGCATTACCGTTTGGCGGGCTATTGCGGCACGGGCATCAAGCCGCCCGACTTTATGGGCGCGTATGCCTGTTCGCGCTGTCACGATCTGGCCGACGGGCGGTTGAAGGCGGATTGTGCGGAAGGGGAAATTCAGACGGCCTTCGCGGAAGGTGTGATGCGGACTTTGGTTTTGTTGCATGAAAAAGGGTTGGTTAAAACATGAACGGGGCTGTGAATGTATAGGAATGTTGAACAAGTATTACGTGAAGTTTATAAAATCCATAGTGTACGCATGGAGTCGCTGAATAATACAGCCAAGGTGTGTGCGTGGTGTGAAAGTAAGGGTGTGATGGTTGGCAGTGGAGAATTGACGCAAGCCGAGACGCACGCAAACGCCGCGATGATTATCAGCCGCATAGAGCGCGTGTTAAACCGTTATGAGTTGGCTGTGATTGAATGCACATATAGCGAAAACCTGAGTGGTATTGTGGATATTACGGCGTATATTGAAGAGCAAAATGTAGGGGTTAATTTGCTGTTGTGCGACAACATATTATCCAACTTGTTTACGGGGCTTCCTAAAAAAACCGTTATTATGGATAAATACGATATATCAAATGGTTATTTGTACCGGCAGCGTGAAAAAATAAAGAGGGTGGTAGCAGCATTAGAGACAACGGCTATATTGAAATTACAGGATGAGTTTGAATCATGCCGCATTATTGACAAATCGGAGGTTTTAGGTATAATTATGATATAGTTTGGAAATAGCTATATGAACCGCCTTTGTTGGGCGGTTTTTTGCGTTTTCAGGCCGTCTGAATTTGAGCTTCTGCCTGTACAGGTAGCGGCGTTTGAATTTTCAGACGGCCTGAATAACCTGAAATTTTGGGTTGGAGGGTTCTCCGGCCGGTTTCAGGTTTCTGTGGGCGTTTGCCGTTTGAAGGTGTTCGGCAAAGGCTGTAGGGGCGTGGTTTCACGCTGAGGGGAGAGGATTGCGGACGCTCCCAATCGCCAGAGGGTCGCGCCTCAGTTTCCTAATGTCGTGTCCTAGCCCCGCGCCTGATTGGTGCGGGGATTTTTTTGGAGGTTCGATATGAGCGATAAGAAACGCCCAGTCGGGCGACCGACAACATACAATCAAGAAACGGCAGATAAAATCTGCGAACTGATCGCCCGTGGCATGAGCTTGCGGGCGATTTGCGCATCTGCCGATATGCCTGCGGGCGGCACAGTACACCGCTGGTTGGCGGAGCACCAAGATTTTCAGGAGCAATACGCGCGTGCGCGCGAGGAACAGGCGGACGGTTTTGCCGACGAGATTATCGATATTGCCGATTCCGTCGCCCCTGAAACGGGTGAAGTGGCGAAAGCCAAGTTACAAATCGACGCCCGTAAGTGGAAGGCGTCCAAGCTCGCGCCGAAGAAGTACGGCGAGAAGCTGGAGTTGGATGCCGATATGCGCGTGAAGGTAGAGACGCGCTCGCTGGAAGATATTTTCAAGTAACCCTATGGCCAATCCGTATTTCAAGCCGATCATCCGCAAGGCGCGTTACAAGGTGCTGTACGGCGGGCGCGGCAGCGGGAAATCGTATTTCTTGGCGGAACTGGCGGTGGAAGTTTCGCGTCGCATCGGCACGGTCATCCTGTGCGCCCGTGAGTTCCAAGGCTCGCTGGACGATTCGGTGTACCAGCTATTGATTGAGACCATCGAACGCTTGGGCTACGCGGATGAGTTCGACATCCTGAAATCCACCATCACCCATAAAGGCACGGGCGCAAAGTTCGTGTTTTACGGCATCAAGAACAACGTGACCAAAATTAAATCGATTCAGGGTGTCGGCGTGTGCTGGGTGGAAGAAGCCGAAGCGGTAACAAAAAATTCATGGGATGTTCTGATACCGTCCATCCGTGGCGACAAGAACGCGGAAATATGGGTGAGCTTCAACCCGAAGAATATTTTGGACGATACCTATCAGCGCTTCATCGTCCATCCGCCCAAAGACAGCATCGTCTTGAAGGCGAATTACGACATTAACCCGCATTTTGCCGATACGCCGCTACTGGCCGACATGCTCGAATGCAAAGAGCGGGATGAAGACCTTTACCGTCATATTTGGTTGGGCGAGCCGGTGGCCGACAGCGAACTGGCGATTATCAAGCCAAGCTGGATTGAAGCCGCCATTGATGCGCATGAAAAACTGGGCTTCTCAGCCGCAGGCCGGCGCATCCTTGGTTTTGACGTGGCCGATGAAGGCGATGATGCCAACGCCACCGTATTGCGGTACGGCTCGGTCGTAACCGACATGCAGCAATGGCGCGGGCAGGACGTGATTTACTCCGCCGACAAGGTTTACCTGTACGCCCAAGAGCAGAATATTGACCGCATCGTGTACGACAACATCGGCGTAGGTGCCGGTGTGAAGGCGCAGTTCCGGCGCAAGAACGGCAAGGTGCAGACGCTAGGCTTCAATGCCGGCGGCGCGGTGTACAAGCCTGATGCCAAGTACACCGACGACAAGAAAAACCGCGACATGTTCGCCAACATCAAGGCGCAGGCATGGTGGATGGTGCGCGACCGCTTCTACAAGACGTGGCGTGCCGTGCATCACGGGGACAGTTACACCGAAGACCAACTTATCAGCCTTTCAAGCAGCCTGCACGAATTGGAATACCTGACTGCCGAATTGAGCCGCCCGCAGGTGGATTACGACCAAAACGGGCGCGTGAAGGTAGAGAGTAAAAAAGACATGAAAAAGCGCGGCATCCCCAGCCCGAACCGGGCGGATGCGCTGGTTATGGCCTTCGCCCCCGTGCAGGGCGGGCTGAACATCAACCCCAAGATATTGAGCGGACTATGAGCAAAAAGAAAAAACACACAGACAAAGCCATGCGCCGCGCCCTGCAAAGGCTACCTGAAAAGCAGCCTGCATCCTACAGCTTGGATTTCCCAGTCCTGCCGGACGGCGTGAAGCCAAACGGCCTAGCGATGGACAGTAGCCCCTTAGGAAACTTCGGGGCTGATTGTTTTTTCGGTACCGGCTTTATCGGCTATCCGCGCTTGGCCGAGTTGGCACAGATTTCCGAATACCGCAGCGTGAGCGAAACTACCGCTAATGAAATGACCCGCCAATGGATAGAAATCAAATCCGTAGGCGAAGAAGACAACAGCGAGGTCATCAAGCAGATTGAGGAATGCTACGAGCGGCTGAACGTGCGCGATGTGTTCCGCAAGGCCATTGAAACAGACGGCCTGTTCGGACGCGGCCAGATATTGGTGCAAATCAAAGACCACGACGGCAAATTGGCCAATCCGCTGCTGCTGACCGAGAAAACCATTACCAAGGGCAGCCTGAAAGCCTTGGTGAATATTGAGCCGATGTGGACGACCCCCGCGCCATACAACGCCATCGATCCGACATTGCCCGACTTCTACAAGCCGAAGGCATGGTATGTGATGGCGCAGGAAATCCACGCCAGCCGACTGTTCACTCTGATTTCCCGCCCCGTGCCGGATATGCTCAAACCCGCCTACAACTTCGGCGGCGTGAGTATGACCCAGCTCATGATGCCCTATGTGGAACGCTGGCTGCGTACCGTGGATTCCGTCAGCGACCTACTGCACAGCTTTTCCTTGTCCGGTATCAAAACCGACATGAGCGCGATACTGAGCGGCAGCGACGACGGCGACACCAACATCATGCTGCGCGCCGAACTGTACAACCGTTTGCGCGACAATCGCGGCCTGATGCTGTTGAGCAAAGACGAAGAAGAGTTCTTCCAGTTCAACACTCCGCTTTCCGGCTTGGATGCGTTGCTTGCACAGTCTCAAGAGCAGATGGCCGCGCCCAGCCATACGCCGCTGGTTAAGCTGCTCGGCATCACGCCCAGCGGCCTGAATGCCAGCACGGAGGGCGAGATTGCCGTTTACTACGACCACATCCGCGCCATGCAGGAAAACCTGCTGCGCGACCCGCTGGACAAGCTGCTCAAGCTGGTGCAACTGCATCTATTCGGCCAAGTGAACGACAACATCACGTTTGACTTTGTGCCTTTGCAGCAGATGAGCGAAACCGAGCTTTCCACCATCCGCAAATCCGATACCGACCGCGATGTGGCCTACATTCAGGCAGGTGTCGTATCGGCAGAGGAAGTACGCGGTCGGCTGGCGAGCGAGCCGGACAGCGGCTACAACGGGATTGATGTAGAAGATGTGCCTGAAATGCCCGATGACGGTTTTTCAGACGGCCTGAATGACGTTGAAGAGGAAGAAGGCGGAGACCCCGACGCCCCAAAGCCTGAGCCCGCCCAAGATGCCGAATAGGACGAAAGCAAGCCATGAAGTTATCCGCCCCGTCCGATAAAGACATCATCCTCAAGCCGATACAACCCAACCTAGGCGTAGAGGCCGCCTACCGCAAAAGCCTGAAAAAGCTGTTGCGTGAAATGCGCACCGACGTGCAGGACTTGCTTGAACGGCACTACCCGAAAGGCATTGCCCAAGACGGCCTGACGGACGGCTTGCAGGCTGCTTTGTCCGCCCTGTTGCGTTATTGGTTGGCACGGCTTGACAAACTCGCCCCGCAAATCGCCGAGATATTTGCCAATCAAAGCGCAAACCACACAGAGAGAGCCTTTCAGACGGCCTTGCGGGAGGCGGGCTTTACCGTCCGTTTTCGTGCCACAGCGCAGCAGCAAACCGCCTTGCAGGCCGTATTGGGCGGCAACGTCTCGCTTATCCGCTCCATCGGCCAGCAATACCTGAACCGCGTGGAAGAAAGCGTATGGCGCAGCGTGAATGCAGGCTACGACATGGCGCAACTGACCCGCGAACTGCGCAAGGATTACGGCATCAGCGAACGCCGCGCCGCCTTTATCGCGCGAGACCAGACCAACAAAGCCAAGGCAGCCATTGAAAAGGCACGGCGGCAGGAATTGGGCATTACCGAAGCCATATGGATGCACTCCCACGCAGGCAAAGAACCGCGCCCGAGCCATGTTGCCGCCAACGGCAAACGTTTCGACGTGGGCAAAGGCATGTATCTGGACGGCAAATGGGTACAGCCCGGAGAGGAAATCAACTGCCGCTGTACGAGCCGTGCCGTGATTAAAGGATTCAACTCATGAATACGCAACAGAGAGCCATTTTGAGCAAAGCCCGCCGATTGTTGGCGATGGACAGCCGCTGGATTACCGTTAAACCGAACGGAGCGGAAAACAAAGGCTCGCCCGTCAAAATCGACGAATCAGGCCGGATTGAGGCAGGCATGGGGGGCAAGTTTAACGGCGAGAAAATCAACGAAGTACGAAAAAGCTTTGTCGGGGCGAAAACGCCGAGTAAAGAGCATCTTGCGGCTGTAGGTAAAACTGTTACACCGCCTGAAAAAACTCCACCTAACAACGTAAAAGAAGAAATTGGTGGCAACAACAATAAAACAATTACTACCGAGCCAAAAATCCCCGACTGGTATGCCGAAATCCGCAAGAAACATTCAGACCCTTACTGGAACGGCAAGTTCTACGATGGCAGGAAGAAGGATACCCACCGCATTTATGTATCCAATAAGGAATACACCATCAGTAACGAACAGAAGGCCGAGCTTGAACAGCACCGCAAGGATTGGGCGGCTTTCAAGGCATCCCAACAGGCTGGCGGGACTTACTTAAATGTCCCTTATGAGCAGCGGGAGCTTGCCAAAAAGCACGGGGCAAAATGGAATCCGGATAAGAAAAAATGGTATTTGCCGCCTGGTGTCGAATTGGCGGATGAAATCAAACATTTCAGCCCGGATTACAAAGCACCGGTGCAACAGAAAACCACATCATCCCCGCAGGTTTCACAGTCCGCTATCGCCAATGTGAAAACTCGCGATTACGACATGGATGCAATGTCTGAAACTGAACTAAAGGAGCATATCCAACGGTTAAGGAAACAGCGCAGGCAGTACCAGAACGTAATGAATGAAGGTGGCGAAGGGTTCAACCCCTATGATAGCCGGATTGAGGAAGCATGGAGTAAGTTCAGTGAGCGATTCCCTAACGCTAAACTTGGAAATTCTAAATTAGACGAAGAGATTAAAAGAGACAACCTACGGGAAATGCGCGCTTTAGCTAAGGCGTTTGGATTTAGGAGATGAAATTGGATTATTTGGACGAAACCTACGCCATGGATTGCGACAACCCTCGTTGGTATAGAAAGCAGCCACAATTGGCCCAAGACCGCTCCCTGCGCTCCTACGACCAAGACGGCAGGCTGCACGTTGAAAGCTCCAACATCAGCAAGGCAACGGTAAATCCGTACTACGGCAGCGAAATCCCCAATTACCAACAACTGGGGCTTGAGCCGAAAAAGGTTTACTACCTGCTGCGAGACCCTGAAGAGTTGGGAAAGGCAGCACCGACGTTCAACAACCTGCCTTTATTGAGCAAGCACATCCCCGTTTCTGCTGACGAGCCACAGAAAGAAGTGATTGCCGGCACGACCGGCAGCGATACCGTGTTTGAAGACGGCTACCTGAAATGTTCGCTGGCCGTGTGGGATGCGGAGGTGATTGCCGGTATTGAGAGCGGCGAGCAGGTGGAGCTATCCAGTGCGTACCACTACACCGCCGATATGACCGCCGGAGAGTTTGAAGGCCGGCATTACGACGGCGTGATGCGCGATATTGTCGGAAACCATGTAGCCCTTGTCGATGTGGGTCGGGCGGGGCGCGATGTAGTCGTAAGCGATTCAGACCCATTCAACAAGAAGGAAAACACCATGAAACTGAAAGCAGGCGCGAAAGCGCGTATTCAGGCAGCCGTGCAACCCCTGTTGGCGCAGGATGCCGAATTGAGCCCCGATGAACTGTTGCAGGTCATCGGCTCGCTCACCAACGAAGTGCAAACGGCGGAGGACGACGGCGAAGAGTTGCCGCCCGAAAACGTCGAGAATGTCGGCACGGACGAAGACGAACCGGAGGACGGCGACAACAACCCAGCCCCCACCGAGCCGGAAGAACCCGCCGAAGACGAAGAGCCGGAAGAACCCGAAGGCGGCGCACCCAAGCCCGCACAAGATGCCGCCATTTCCAAAATGGCGATGGATGCGGCCATCAAACGCGCCGTGGAAGCCGAACGGAAACGTTCGCAAGCATTGGCAACGGCACAACGCGAAGTGGCGCACATTGTCGGCGATGTGGCGATGGACAATGCGGCGGATGTGTACAAGTTCGCGCTTGAACAGAGCGGTATTGATGTAACCGGCGTGCATCCTTCCGCCTACCGTGCCATGGTCGGCATGCTGGGCAAACCCAAACAGCCGATGGCGCAAGATGCGGCCAAAACCGCCGAACAGTTCCCCGGTTTATCACGAATCAGAAAGGCTTAAACCATGTCATTCCAAAAAGCAGTCCAACCTTACCAAGCCCCCGCCGTTGCGGGGGCTTTTGCTGCCCACAACCCGAACGCTTCCATGTTGGCGGGTGAAGGCGCACTCGTCAGCGGCACGGACGGCGTAACCGTCGGCGTGTTTGCTTGGGCGGATGCCGAGGGCAAAGTGTCCAACAAGAAAACCGCCGGCGCACGCATCGGCTTTGTTCACCGCGAACAGCAGGCCAGCATCACCGCCTATCTGGCGGAACACGGCAACCAAATCCTGCCCGGCCAAATCATTACGTTGGCTGTGGCAGGCGATTTTTGGGCGCATTTCCCCGCCGGTGCCGATATCGGCCAAAACGTGTTCGCCAAAGACACCGACGGCACATTGAAAGCATCTGCCGCCGCCACTGAAACCGGCCACACACTGACCCGCTTCAAAGTGGCTTCCAAAGCCGCAGCGGGCGAACTGGCCAAAATCACCACATGGGAGTAACGATTAAATGAATACCTTGCAACAACTCGAGCGTGATGCCGGCATCGTCTTTATGGGCGGCGGCAAAAAGCTGATGAACGAACAGGTGCAGGCTGCTTTGGCGATGGACGCGCAGCCCGCACTGACCACAGCAGGCAACAGCGGCATCCCTGCATGGATGCTGACCTATGTTGATCCGAAGCTGATTGAAGTCGCCCTCCAGCCGATGAAGGCCGCCGAAATCTTCGGCGAAGTGAAAAAAGGCGACTGGACGACCGAAACCGCCATGTTCATGCTGGTAGAACCTACCGGCGAAGTCTCCAGCTACGGCGACTACAACAACAACGGCGTTAGCGGCGCAAACGTCAATTTCCCGCAACGCCAAAGCTACCACTACCAAGTGTTCACCCGCTGGGGCGAACGCGAAGTGGCACGCGCGGGCGAAGCCAAGATTGACTATGTAAACCGTGTCAATCAGGCCAGCGTGAACGCCTTGAACCGCTTCCAGAACAAATCCTATTTGTTCGGCATCCGCGGCTTGCAGAACTACGGCATCCTCAACGACCCCAGCCTGCCGGCCGCCACCGCTGCCGCCCAAACATGGGCGACCGCCACCGGCGAGCAAGTGTACGAATCCATCCGTAAGCTGTTCCAAAAATTGTTGCAGCAGACCGGCGGCCTGATTGATATGAACACGCCGCTCCTGCTGGTGTGCAGCCCGACGGCCAGCGTGGAACTGACCAAAACCAACCAGTACAACGTCAATGTTACCGACCAACTGAAAAAGAACTTCCCGAACCTGCGCATCGAAACCGTGCCGGAATACTCCGCCGCATCGGGCGAGATGGTGCAGCTGATTGTGGAAGAGTTGGACGGCCAGCGCACGTTGGAATGCGGTTTCACCGAAAAACTGCGTGCGCACAACATGGTTTTGGAAGCCTCCAGCATCAAGCAGAAGAAATCGCAGGGCACATGGGGCGCGATTATCTACCGCCCGTTCTGCATTGCTTCCATGACGGTGAGCTAGGCAGCCTGCACAACAAGGCTGTCTGTTTCAGACGGCCTTTTTCATGCCCGCAGGTGCGGGCTTTTTTATTGGAGAACCCAAATGGCAAAACAAAAAACCTTAATTGTTGGCTGCAAACTGCCCAACGGACTGATTATTGAGGTCGGCGGCCAGTCGGTAGAGTTGAACGGCGCAAACGCTTCAAACATCATCGGCGGCCACGGCATCACTTACGATGTGGACGCCGACCTGTTCAATGCCTGGATGGAAGCGCACCAAGACCGCGACATGGTGAAAAACGGCTTCGTATTCGCCCACGAAGATGCAAAGAACACCAAAGCCGAAGCACGGGAAAAGACCGACAACGAGACCAAGTTGGAAGCTATTAACCCCGATGACAAGGATAATGGCGTAAGCACCGCCAAGGAAGACTAACCATGCCCGCCGTCGTCTTCGATAAAGCACGGTTTCAGGCGGCCTACCCCGAAGTGCAGGTAAGTGATGCCCAGTTCGCCATGTGGTTCACGCAGGCCGAAAGCCTGCTGGACAACACCGACCACAGCATCGTGGAAAAGCTGGAAGAGCGCGAAATGCTGCTGTTCCTGCTGGTGCGCCACTTTGCCGCATTGGCTGAACGTGCCGCACAGGGCGGATTGGTGGGACGCATTGCTTCGGCTACCGAAGGCAGCGTTTCCGTGAGCGCGGATATGGGCGCGGTGGGTAGTAATGTCGCCTGGTATCTGCAAACGCCCTATGGTGCAACCTACTGGCAGCTTACCGCCAAATACCGCCGCTTCCGCTATGTATTGGGAGGTTGTTATGCGCGGCGGCGATAAATTCCGGCAACGGCTGGCCGAACTGGCCGCGCAGGCAAAAACGGCCAAGGTGCGCGTCGGCATCATCGAGCAGGCAAACTACGACGGCTCGGACGGCGAAAGCGTGGCACAAGTGGCATTTTGGAACGAATACGGCACGGCAAGAATCCCCGCGCGGCCTTTCTTCCGCAATACCATTGCAGAAAGAAAAACAGAGTGGGCAAGACTGGCTGGAAAGTTCATGCAGGCCAATGGCGGCGATGTGCGGCAGTCTCTTTCGGAGTTGGGTGAAATTGCGGTTGGAGATATAAAAGAAACCATTACTAACGGCAATTTTGCGCCCAACTCCGAAGTAACCAAACTGCTGAAATACCGCTTCCCCACCAGCCCTGCGCGCGTAACCGCCGCAGCGTATTACAAAGCCGTTCGGGATGTGCAACAAGGCAAGACCGTTGTCAGCAACCACGATAAACCGCTGCAATGGTCGGACACCATGCGCGATTCAATCAAATACGAGGTAACGGACGAATGAACTTGAGAGCCATCGCCAACGGTGCGATTACATCCGTCAATCCGAACCTGCCCGCCGTGCTGAAACTCAACGACGGCTACGCCACCGATGCCACGGGGAAACGGAAATCAGGCTACAGCGAGCATCCCGTAACCGTGCAGACCCAAACCCTCAGCACGCAGGATTTGTCCTTGTTTGAAGGATTGGCGCAGCAAGGAACGTTGCTGTATGCCTATGTTACCGGCCAATTCCACGGACTGCGGCGACAGGATGGTAAAGGCGCGGACAAGCTGGTATTCGCGGCCTACGGCGAAACCGAAACGACAGAATGGCTGGTGAAACAGGTGGTGGAAAGCTGGCCGGATTGGTGCAAGGTGCTGTTATGGCGGCAACATTAGACGATATTTACACCGAAGTCCGGGCAATGCTGCTCGGGCTTTTTTCGTGCGAGGTGGTGCGCGGATACAGCAACAACGTACCGTTGCCCAAGCCGCCGTTTGTGGTGATGAACATCCTGAACGAAGCCGCCGCCGCCACCAACGAACACGCTTACGCCGTGGCGGATGAAACCGCTGCCGTATCGCGCCAATCCGAAATACAGATGCAGCTTGACTTCTACGGCGAAGAGGCGGGGCAGATGGCGCAGAAAACCGTTTTGCTTTGGCGCGATTTCTACGCCTGCGAACAGCTGAAATCCTGCCAGCCGCTATATGCCGACCCCGCACGCTTCATGCCGCTCACCAACGAAGAGAGCGAATATGAAGAGCGATGGATGACCACCGTTCATCTGGCCTATGCGCCACAGGCAGAACACCAGCAACAGTTTGTAAACGCTTTTGATTTAACCCTGATCCAACCGTAAAGGATATATCCATGTTCCAATCTATTCCGGCAAGTAAAATTGTCAGCGTAAACCCCGCCGTACTCAGTTCCGGCGGCTCTCCCCTGTCGATGAACGCCGTCTTTTTGAGCAAAAATGAAAACCTGCCCACCGGCCGGCATACCGCGTTCCCCGATGCTTCGGCAGTCGGCGAGTTTTTCGGCTTGACCAGCGAAGAGTTTAAAGCCGCGCAAGTGTACTTTAAAGGCTTCGACAACTCGCACATCAAGCCCGGCACGCTGTATTTCTACCCCTACAACGTCGGCAAAGAAGCCGCCTATCTGCGCGGCGCAAGCGTGAAAAGCATGAGCCTTGCCGCCCTGAAAAAACTTTCGGGCAATCTGAAAGTGAATATCGACGGCAACGACAAGAGCGGCGATAACATCAACCTTTCCGCCGCCACCAGCTTTTCCGATGCCGCCGACAAAATCGGTACAGCCATCAGTGCCACCGTGCAGTTTGACGAGCAGTTGCAAGCGTTTGAAATCGTCTCTGCCACCCAAGGCAGGGCTTCAGAAATCGGCTTTGCCACCGGCACGCTGGCCGAAGCCTTGAATCTGACCGAAGCCAAAGGCGCAGTGATTTCCAAGGGCAACGATGGCGACAGCGCGGAAACCGTGATGGAAGGCGTGATTCAGTCCACTTTGAATTTCGCCACCTTCACCACCGTGTTTGAACCCGAACTGGCCGACAAGCTGGCCTTGGCCAAATGGAGCAACGCGCAGAACAACCGCTTTCTCTATGCCGCATGGGGTAAAGAAGCCGCTGCGCTGCAAACCGGCAACACGACCTGCTTGGGCGCGCAACTAAAAGCCGCCGCATACGACGGCACCGCCCCGATTTATGGCGGGCTGGACAAAGCCGCTTTCCTGTGCGGCGCGATTGCTTCCATTGATTTCACCGAAACACAAGGCCGCATCACGCTGGCGTTCAAAAACCAATCCGGCTTGAGCGTGGACGTGGACAACGCCGCCGATGCCGACAACCTGAAAGAGAACGGCTACAACTACTACGGCGCATGGGCGACCGCCAACGACCGCTTTACCTTCCTTTATCCCGGCCAAATGCCCGGCAAATGGAAATGGATTGATGCCTATGTAAATCAAATCCGCCTCAACAGCCAGTTGCAGCTTGCCCTGATGACTCTGCTCACCTCGGCCAAGGCCGTGCCGTACAACGCGGTCGGTATCGCCCTGCAGCGCGCCGCCTGCCAAGACCCGATTAACGAGGCCTTGAACTTCGGCAGCATCCAGCCGGGCGTACCGTTGAGCGAACAGCAACGCGCCCTGATCAACAACGAAGCGCGCGTCGATGCCGCCGCGAAGATTGAAAGCACCGGCTATTTCCTGCTGATTCAGAACGCCTCGGCGCAGACACGCGGCAACCGCCAATCCATGCCGATGAAGCTGTGGTACACCGACGGCGGCAGCGTGCACAACATCAACCTTGGTTCAATCAACGTCCAGTAAACCACAATAGGCCGCCTGAAACTTCAGACGGCCTCTTTGCAAAGGAAAATATATGCAAACCGTATCAGACCGCACCCTGACCGCCGCCAACAGCATCCTGCTGATGCGCGTGAAAGGCTTTAACGACAACTTCGTACAGATTGAAGGCTATGCCGCCGACAATGCTTTCGACTTCGGACAAGGCAAAATCGGCGAAACCATGATGGGCGTGGACGGCCAGCAATCCGGCGGCTTTACCCCGCACGAAGTAGACTTCAACATCCAGCTTGCGCCCACCAGCAAATCACGTGACTACCTCGACCAGCTCACTAATGCCATCCTGCAACGGCAGGAAACGTTCATGGTGGAGTTTTCGGTAGAGATTTCATCAGTGAAGCGCCGCTACACTGCCACCGGCTTCTTGGTGGAAATCCCCGGCGGTACCACGGCTAAGAAAACGCTGGAAGCCGTAACCTACAGCTTCCGCATCGTGGTGAAACCGGAGGAAATCTGAAATGGCTTTAAAGACCAAGCAAATCACGATTGAGCACGGGCGGGATAAAGGCCGGGTATTCCTGATTACCGAAATGTCCGCCGCCCATGCCGACAACTGGGCGATGCGCGCCCTGATCGCGTTGGCCAACGGCGGCGTAGACTTGGGCGGACTGAGCCCGCAGCAAGGCATGATGGGCATGGCGGGCGTGGCTTTGGACGCATTAGGCCGTCTGAAAGCGGATGATGCCATCCCGCTGCTGAACGAACTGTTGGACTGTGTGCAAATCATCCCCGAAGGCGGCCAGCCGCGCCCGTTGAATATGGACTTCAACGACGTAGAAGACTTTACCACCCTGTGGCGGTTGCGGAAGGAGGTGTTCGCATTGCATACCGATTTTTTGCAACACGCCTTTGGCAAGACTACGGCGTCGGAAGAGGAAGGGGCGGCGGCCTAGACTATCTGAATCTGACCCAAACCATAGGCGCACTGGTGTCTTCCCGCATCTGCACACTGCACGAGTTGCAGACGGTGTACGGGCTGGAAGATGCCTTCAACCTTTTGGAGGTCGTCAATACCGATGCCTTCAACCGCAGTAAGGCCGTCTGAAAAAAAGGAAATACCATGGCAACCGTTATTGACACCCTGTTTATGGAACTGGGCATAGATTCGGGCAAATTCGGCACGCAGGCCAAAGAGGCCGAAAACAGGCTTGACCGCATGTCCGCCTCATTCGGCAGGGCGGAAAAAAGCGCGGCCAAATCCTCAAAAGGACTGGAAAAGCAGGCCGCGCAGTCTGCCAAAAGCACCAAGCAGGCCAAAAGCCTGACGCAGGCGGTCGGCTCCCTAGCAAAGGGCTTTGCCGCCTTCACCGCCTTGGTGATGGGCTCAAACGCACTGGACAAAATGATTCGGGAAGGTGCGCAGGCCAATGTCGAACTGGACAACCTGTCCCGCAACATCGGCATCAGCCGCAACCAACTCCAAGCGTGGGGCGGCATGGCGGAAATGGCCGGAGGAAGCGCGGAGGGCATGAAAGGCAGCCTAGCCGGGCTGAGTATGGACATCACCCGCCTCACCACTATGGGCGACACGTCCATGGTGCCGTTCTTCAACGCTTTCGGCGTGGCCTTGCTCAACGCAGACGGCAAAGCGCGCGACCTCGACAGCATCATGCTGGATTTGGCCGACCGCTTTGCCAAAATGGACAGGGTGCAGGCCTACAATCTGGCCAAAAGCATGGGTTTGGACGACGGCACCATCAATACCTTGATGCTCGGTCGTGCCGAAATGGAAAAGATGCTGGAGATGCAGCGCAACCTTTACCGTTCTGGCGAAAAGGAAATACAGGTCAGCCGCGAACTGACACAGGCGCGGGGCTATTTGAACGCGCAATGGGACAGTCTGAAAGCCATGCTGGCCGACGCGCTCGCCCCCGTACTGCTGAAAATCGTCAAAATGGTCAGCGGTTTTGTCGATTACCTGATGAAGCATGAAAGCAGCATGAAGCATGTTTTTGAAGGCCTGGCATTTGTGCTGGGCGCGGTATTGATACCCGTCTTTATCGCCGCCACCGCTTCCTTATTGGCCTTTATCACCCCCTTCGCCCCCTTCATCCTTACCGTCGGCGCACTGGGCGCGGCCTTCCTGCTGCTGTACGACGACTACAAAACATGGGCGGAAGGTGGGAAAAGCCTGCTGGACTGGAAACTTTTTGACAACTACATCAAGACGTCGAAAATCTCGACAGACAGCCTGGGCAGCGCGTTCGTCTACCTGCTCACAGGCTACACATCATGGGCGGATGCCGCCAACGGCCTGTTGGACTGGCTCAAACTGAAGGGCTTTATCGACGAAAACGGCCTGTCGGTTAATAGTCTGAAAGAAGGATTCCACAACCTTTATCTGGAAATCAAAAACTACCTGATGCCGTATTTCGAAGCTTTGGGCGATACCTTTACCGCCATGATGAACGGCGATTGGGAGGGAGTGAAAAAAGGTGCTGGGAGGATGGCGCGCGAGGCAGGGAACGTCGTTACCGACGTTGTCGGCTGGGGTGTAGGGAACGCGGCAGGCGTGATCGATACCGCCACCGGCCACGATCCGAACGCGGAAGGCAGCCTGCAATCACAGGCCAAAAATGCAACCAACGCCGTAAAGCAGATGATAGGCGGCGGGGCATCTCAAACAATCGAAACCCGTCCTATCAAAGGCGCAGTCAAACTCACTGCGCAGGATATTATCGATATTAAAAAAGTTGCGGCCACGGAAGTTGTCGGCGGCCTGAAGGGCGAGGCATTCGAAAAGCAGCTTGCCGGAGTAGTCGATACCATCCTGAATAGGGTGTATAAAAAAGGCGGAAATGTCCGTGCTGTTTTAAACGAACGTTGGGCGTTCAGCGACATTAACGCACCACGGAAAAGTGCATATGGAAGCGTGCAGAATGTACCCATAGGCAGGGTCAGCGCGCGCGTCAGCAAAGGTGTGGACGAGCATTTAGCAAAACGTGCCGCAGGCATGGCCTCGGTTGTCGGCGGAAATACCCATTATGCCAACCCTTATTTTTTGGGAGAGGCCAGTGCCAAGACTAAAAAATGGGTGCGCGAAGTGGAAAGTCAGGCGAATGCCACCGGCCAACGCTTCGGCGTAGGAAAGGCCATCCATGTGCACGGCACCCCTACTGGTAGCACCGCAGCCCCTGCATTCAAGGTAATACTGGGGGGAAATCAGGCCATCGCGGCAGGTGCCCAACGCGGGATGCAATCCATGCAGCAGGGTGAGGCAGTACGCGCCCAAAACGTAACCAACAACAACCAACGCACCACGCAGGTTTCCATTAACGGCGGCATACACGTCCAATCGTCGGCAAGCACCATCACCGGCACGATGGACGACGCATCCGCCGCCGCGCGAGACCGCATGGTTCAGATTGTTCCGGCAATGGTTTGATGCCTGTTTATTTAAATGTTAGGTAATGTTAGAATCCGCCGGATTTTTTATCTAACGGAGAATAAAATGGGAAAACCGTCAATCCTTGAAGAATTGGAAAAATTGGGCGAATTGAGGGACAAAGGCATTTTGACCGAAGAGGAGTTTGCCGCACAGAAGGCAAAACTCCTCAATAGTGCGGACGCCGCAGGCGGAGCGCCGCAAAATCCTCAAGAGGGGCAGGCAGAGCCGCAGCAACAGCAGCCTCAGGCACCGCAACAACCACAGCAGCAACCGCATCAGCCGTCTATCGTCATCCAGCAATCCTCCATGCCCAGTGCGTCGTCATCCGCCGCAGCCGCAGCCGCCAGCAGCGGAGACGGTTTTTGGGGGACGTTCTTGAAAATCGTGGGCGGCATCTTTGTTTTATCCATCATCCTTGCCACGTGTACTTTGAGCGGCCGCGACAAGAAAACGGAAAAACAGGAGGCCGTGCAGCAACAGGCATCCGCCGTTGTTGCCGAACCGGCGGAAACGCCGAAGGACGTACCGGAGGAAAACCTAGAAGCCAAACTCGGACAGGCGCAGGCAGACTATGCGGAAGCCGAAATCCGGCTGAACAAAGTTTGGAAGGAAATGGATGCCGGCGTGCGCGAACACTTGAAGCGCGAGCAGGTGGCCTGGAACCGCGACAAAGAAAGCACTTGCAACCTGTATGCGAAAGAAAACGGCCAGACCCAGCAGGAGCGCGATATTTTCCGTCTCGACTGTTGGACGGACAAATCCGACCAGCGCACTTCTGAACTGATCGCACTGGAAAAACAATTGCTGCCGCAGATTCAGAAAGCCCAAAAAGAGCAACTGGAGAAAAGCTCGGCGGTTGCCATTGCGGAAATCGAAAAAGTGCATGCCGCATGGTCGGAAGTCCCCGACGACATCAAACAGCAGCTTGAAGGCGACTTCGCCGGATGGAAAGACGAGGTAACGTCCACCTGCTTCCCCGAAGGCAAAGACAGCGTGCAGGATGTGATTAAGAGCAACGAATGCGTCACAAAAGCGGCGCAGAAGAAGTTGAAAGAAATAAACGGATACAAGATATGATGACAAAGGCCGTCTGAATTTCAGACGGCCTTTTGGTTTGCCGCCGCGCCGAAAGGTTCGGCGGCCTTTGTGCTGGAAAAACAATAGGAAGTTTGATTATGGCTTGGAACTCAATCGGCATACCGAATATCCCCAAATTGCCGACGAATATAAACGGTGCGCTGATACAGTTCGGCGGCGCGGCATTGATTAACGCCGTTTTCGGCAATTATTGGGGGATATTCGGCCAAAACGGCATCCCGCTGTTGCTGGCAGACAATGTAACCGCCATCAAACACACTTCCGCTTCCAAAGTGGCCAATGCGCCCGTAGAACAAGGGTCGTTTGCCAGTTACAACAAGGTGGACGACCCGTTCACAATGACCGTGCAGATGACCAAAGGCAGCGGCGGCGTCGTGATGCGCGGCGCGTTCCTTGCTTTGGTGGATGCGCTGGCCAAAAGCAACGACCTGTACATGGTGATTACGCCGGAGGCCGTCTATCCGAATATGGCGATTACGGGCTATGACTACGCCCGCGAGGCTTCGGACGGGGCGCGTCTGTTGAAGGTCAATATCCATCTTGCGGAAGTGCGTCAGGTTAAGGTGAAGTACACCAAAACCAAAGCACCGGAAGCGCAGGAGATGCAGGACAACGGCAAGCAGGCGGCGAAGCCTGCGCAGAATCAATCCGGCCAGTCCTTCCTATCCAAGATTGGGGATTTTGCCAAGGGTGGCTTGGATAAAGTCAAAGGCTGGTTCAAATAGGCTGTCTGAAAATGATTTATGAAATTCCTTTAAAACTCGTCCCCTCCCAGCAAACGACCGTCGGTATCGAAGGGCGGGATATTACCGTGGCCGTCCGGCTGCGGCTTGGCCGTCTGTATGCGGACGTGAAGGCGGACGGGGAGTATTTGGTTCAAAACCGCGTCTGTCTGGACGGCGTGCCGCTGGTGAATGAAGTTTGGCGCGGACTGCCCGGCGATTTGTACTTTATCGACAAGCAGGGCGCGGACGACCCGCAATGGCCGGAGTTGGGCGGCCGCTTTATTTTGGTGTATCACGATGGGCATTAAGGAAAAAATCCTGCGGATCAGCATCAAGCTTGGGCAGGAAAAGGACGTGTGGGATGCGAAAGGCAACGATACGCTGGTTGCGGAGGGATTGCGTGCGTCCTGCCAAATCAATTACGGCAACGGCTCGCTGATGCCGTCGGCAAGAATCAAGGTTTACGGCTTGAGGCTGGAAACCATGATGAAGTTGTTGCGTGTGCGCTGGAATACGGAGCAGGCAATGATGAACTTGGTGCAGGTCGAAGCGGGGGAGCAGGGCAACATGAGTGTGGTTTACACCGGCAACATCACGTTTGCCTACCCCGATATGGGCGGCGCGCCCGATGTGGCCTTGGTTATCGAGAGCCATACCGCCGTTTTGTGGCAGCTGAAACCTGCCGAAGCGGTCAGCAATGAAGGGGAAACCGATGTTGCCGCCGTGATTGAATCATTGTGCGCGAAAATGGGGCGGAAATTTGAAAACAACGGCGTAAACGCAAAAATCAGCAATCAGTATTTGGGCGGCACGGAGTTGGACAAAATCCACCAGATTGCAGCACATGCGGGAATAGACGTTTATATCGACAATGAGACGATTGCGATTGCGCCGAAGGGTCAGCCCCGAATGATTGATGTGCCAGTTTTAAGCCCGAAAACGGGGCTGATAGGCTATCCTGTACCCGATTTGCAGGGCATCAAACTGCGCTGCCTGTACGACAAGGCTTTGCGTTTCGGCGGCTTGTTGGAAGTCGAAGGCAGCCAGATAGAAAGCTGCAACGGCAAATGGCGCGTTTTCGGCATGTCGCTTGATTTGGAGTGTAAAACGCCGAACGGCAAATGGTTTGCCGACATCAAAGCCGCCGATGTGGAGGATATGAATGTCAAAGTCGCAAAATAACTGGGCGCAATATGGCGCGGAACAGGCGCAGGGCGGCGCGGGCGAAATCGGCGCAATCGTCTCGGGCATCGTCTCGCGCATCCAAACCGTCACGCTGGTGCGGGTGGTGAAAACCAAAGCGGGCGGGCTGGCTCCCGTTGGGCTGGTGGACGTGCAGCCGTTGGTTGCCCAAGTCAGCGGCGGCGGGGAAATTACGCCGCACGGCATTATCTACAATATCCCGTATTTCCGCCTGCAAGGGGGCGGGAACGCCGTGATTATCGACCCCGAGCCGGGGGATATAGGCATGTGCGGGTTTTGCAGCAGGGATATTTCCGCCGTCAAACAGAATAAAACGCCGTCTGCGCCGCAAAGCCTGCGGCGTTTTGATTTTTCAGACGGCCTGTATTTCGGCGGCTTCCTGAACGGCGCGCCCAATCAATACATCATGTTTTCCAAAGGCGGCATCAAACTGTTCTCGCCCGGCGATATTGAGATGGAGGCGGCCAATATCCGCCTGAAAGCGCAAGGCGGCGTGAGCAGCACCTCGCAAACCTTTCAGGCCAATACCCAAGCCACGGCGCAATTCACGGGCGGCGGCGGGATTTCTGCCGATGGCGATGTGAAGGCGAATGATGTCAGCCTGCTGAACCACGTCCACAAAGGCGTGCAACCCGGCGGCGGCAACACGGGAGAACCGCAATGAATACCCTCTATCTTGACCCGCAAAACTGGGATTTGGTTTTAGACGCGGCGGGCAATATCGCGATGGCGAAAGACCCCTACGCCAAAGCGCAGGATGTGGCCTCGGCGTGCCGCCTTTTTTCGGGCGAACTGTATTACGACACGGAGAAGGGGATCCCCTACTTTGAAGAAACGCTGGGCAAAAAGCAGTCGTTCGCGCTGTACCGGCACCGCCTGATACAGGCGGCAATAACTGTTCCCGGTGTGGTGGCGGCAGATGTGGAGATGGAGCAGATGAATGACCGCATCCTGTCAGGCCGTCTGAAATTTACCGACGACACGCAGAAACAATATGAGATAACGCTATGACGAACGTACCTAAAATACAGATTACCGACAGCGGCCTGAAGCTGCCGACCCATCAGGAAATTTTATCGGGCGTGCTGGCCGACATCAATGCCGCGTTCGGCGGCGGGCTGAATACCGAAAGTCTGGAAACGCCGCAAGGACAGCTTGCTTCGTCGCTGGCCGCCGTGATAGCCGACAAAAATGATTTGATAGCCGAACTGGTCAATCAAATCAATCCCGATTACGCAGACGGCATCATGCAGGATGCGATTGCCAAAATCTATTTTTTGGAGCGGAAAAAAGCCGTGGATTCGTCTGTCGAATGTGAATTTATCGGCCTTGCCGGAACAATCATCCCTAAAGGTTTCGCCGTATTGGACACACTCGGCGTGCAATGGATATTGAGGGATGAATCCTCTATTTTGGAAGGCGGCAGGGGGACGGGTATTTTTACCGCCGCCGGCGTGGTGTCGGCCGCCGCCAATACGGTAAACCGGCCTGTCAGGACAATTACCGGGCTTGACCGCGTCAATAATCCACGCCCCGCCGTCCCGGGAAGGGAATTGGAAAGCCGCGCGGATTTCCGCCGCCGCCGGCAGCAGTCGGTGGCCGCAAATGCACACGGAACGCCGCAGTCCGTGTATTCCAACGTCGCACAGCTTGACGGGGTAAGTGATGTGTATGTGGTCGATAACCCGAAAGACGAAGCTATCAGTATTGGCGGGGTAACGCTTAATCCGCACAGCATTTATGTTGCCGTCCGCGGCGGGGATGATACGCAAATTGCCGAACAAATCTGGCGGTACACAGGCAACGGATGCGATTACAACGGGAATACGACCGTAATCGTTTATGACCACAACTATATGGATCCGAAACCATCTTATGAAGTGAAATTCCATCGGCCTGAAGAAGTGCCGGTGTATTTTAAAGTCACGGTAGCCCCCGGAGCGGCACTGGGTTACGAAATCAAAATTCAGAATGCGATTATTCGGCATTTTGCCAATCTGAATCTTTCCCGCATCGGTCAATCTGTATTTTCTGCCGATTTTTTCCAGCCTGTTTTGGCATTGGAAAATATCCGGCTGCTGGATATCCAAATCAGTGATAAACGTACAAATTGGAGGGAAGAGGTCAAGGTAGGCATCGGCAGCATCCCTACTATTTCGTTTGGCAGTATTGAGGTGGTGTCGGCATGATTGATGTTGATAAAACTATCATCAGCCAGTATGCGCATAGCCCGGTATTACTGGAGATGATTCATAGGTTGAACGACTGCATTTGCCCGCGTGAGCAGTTGCAGACGTTTTATCATATGATTTGGAATGTTGAGACGGCCAAAGGCTACGGCCTTGATGTGTGGGGGCGGATTGTCGGTATTAGCAGGGATTTTAAGGTTACGCCTAAAAACAAGCATTTGGGATTCGCCGATGGTTTTTTAAACTTTGATAATGGTATTTGGAGTGTCGGTGACGGCACGACGGACGTTTATACATTGGCTGATGATGCCTATCGGAAGCTAATTATGATTAAGGCGATGAAAAACATCATGTATGCAACAGCATACAATATCAACCGCCTTTTAATTTCGTTGTTCAGCGGCCGGGGGCGTGCCTATTTCTTAAAAATAGGCACAATGAAGGCACGGTATGTATTTGAATTTAATCTCACCCCGACTGAAAGGGCTATTATTTTCCAGTCTGATATTTTGCCAAGGCCGTCTGGAGTCTTGGTGGATTTTTTTGAACCAAAAGCCGGGCAGTATTTTGGCTTTAAAGAAGCGAACCTAACCCCGTTTGACAGCGGGGTTTTTTATTTGGAGTAAAAATAAATGACTATGCCAAAATTATTGGTCACACCATTTGCTGATGAAGGTTTGAAAAACAGCATTCCTGTTTCCACCGAACCTGATGCTTTAGCCAATACGGCTTCTTATAAAAAGGGGTTCCCGCAAGCGACAATGACCCCTGTAGAGCTGGGCGGAATGCCACCCAGCGGGAAAGATATGAATGGGATATTACATGAATTGTCGGCTCATATCGCCTATTTAAACAAAGGCGGGAATTACACATTTGATGCTGATTTTGCCGAATCGATAGGCGGTTATGATATTGGCGCGATTGTACTTAGTGATGACGGCATGACGGAATACATCAACACATTAGCAAATAATAAGACCAATCCAAACGCAACAGGTTCGGTTGGTTGGAAAATTTGTGCAGGTGCCGCCCCACTTGGGAAATTGCTTGCAGACAGGGGCGGATTGATTTCAGATTCGGGCGTAAAAAACGATAGCATACCGGATGCCGTAAAAAATATTGCCAAGAATAGCGCGGGGGATTTGATTAACAAATCCCCTTTAGTTATTTATGCCGTTTCTCGTGCAGATTTTGTTGCCAAACAAAATACGCCTGAAATTATTGCATTGCCTGATGGTGCGGTTGCGGTCGCTCAAGGTCATTTCTACGAACGCAAACGAGGAAGTAAATATATTCCTGATTTGCCAGGCTGGGTGCCAATCGATGAATCTTTTGCCCATTTTGACGGCTCATACACCGATAATCACGAAAAAACCATCGTCCGCTGCCGATACCATCAACGTGACGGAAAACGCTGGAATATTACAGAGGTCATTAATCCTAAGCCAGGCTGTGTACGCAAAATCACTCTTGGCGAGCCTGACGCGCAGAAGAAAATTAAAATGCAAAAACTGCATGAATTTGTCGATCATAGCAAATCGCGAATCTTGTTAAGCTGTGATGGCTGGACAACGCCGCCAGTTGATGGCAAAAGCGCATTGCAAGGCTTGCAGATTATTGACGGCGAAGTACATCGGGATTGGGATAAAACAGACTATGACACCAATGCCGCTGCTGTGTGGATGAAGAACGGTAACCTGAAGATTGCACGAAGCAAGGACGGCAAGAATGCCGCGAAGTGGGTAGCAGAAGGCGCGTTATGGACGGCGAGTTTTGCGCGCGGCCCTGCGCTGGTTGAAAATGGCAGTGTTATTCAAAACCCTGACACATACTTGAGCGCACGAGCCGCCATCGGTCAACGCGCCGATAAAAGCCTTGTGTTTCTGAATCTTGAGGGTATCAGTGGCTCATACGGTGCAACATTGCAGGAATCGGCGCAAATCATGGCTGATGAGGGGTGTATTACAGCGATTGCCCTTGATGCCGGTGGGTCATCACAGGTTTGGTACGGCGACGCGTATGCCTGCCCATCGTCTGATGACAATTTCCAAACTGGCCGAGCGATTCCGTCGGCTATTGAGATTATTGCCGACATTATCGAGACTTATGATACAGGCTGGATACCTGTTGCCACAGTTGCCGGCGTAACGGCGGGGAGCGACGCGCAAGGCGGTGCCGCGATTGCATACAGACAAACAGGAAAACAAATCGAAATGCGGCTGGATGTGGTGGCGGAACTGAAAACAAATAAGGAAGTACTCATCACAAGCGAGAGTATTCCAAACCGTTTTCTAAATAAAGACTACCGCCCCGCGCGTGGGATGGCTTCAGGCTTCGGCGGCGCGCCGGTGCCGTGGTGGTCTGGTATTTATATCAGTCTTTTGCCACAAAAAGACACGCCGTACGCATACGGGAATGCGGTGTGGTATTCGAAAAACTGTAAATAAAATGGGAGCGATGATGTTTTATATTTTCAACAGCAGGGGGCATTTCGCCGAAAAAATGACAGTGCGGCCGCCTGTGTTGCCGCACGGATATTTTCATATAGAATCCGCCGACGACATCGGCGAATACCTGTTTTCAGACGGCCTGACCGTGATGTCTGCATCCGAACCGGCGCCATCGCAATATCATGTGATTGACGCGGGGATGTGGGTCTTGCCAGCCGATGGCGCGGCTGCTCAATTGGCAGATGCAAAAGCTGAGAAAATTTCAAACTTAAACGCCGCCGCCCAAGCGTTTATCAACGCCGCCGCCGAAATCGACAAAGTGCCTGATTTCGAGGTGCAGACGTGGTCGATTCAGGCGGCAGAGGCAAGAGCATGGGCGGCAGACAAAACCGCACCCACCCCCGTGTTAGACCAGATCGCCGCCAGCCGCGGCATTGATGCCGACAAACTCAAAGCGGCGGCACTGCGGAAAACGCTCGCGTATGAAAAGCTGACAGCACATGTGGCCGGTCAACGACAAGCGCTGCAAAGCAAAATCGAAGCAGCGAAAACTCAGGCCGCGCTTGATAAGATTGCAGTCGTATTCACACTGCCGGAGGCCGTCTGAATGGTTCGAGTCTATTTGGCACTCTATAAAGGCAAAGCCGCAATCAACACCCCGCGCGATGTGGTTAAACGCATTGCCGACAGCGTTGTACGATTGGCAACATGCAGCCCGTACAGCCATTGTGAAATCGCTGTTAAGCACCCACGCGACGGCCTGTTTGATTGTTATTCGTCTAGCGCGAGAGACGGCGGGGTGCGCATTAAAACCATGCCGCTGCCTGCTGATAAATGGGATTTAATCCAGCTGCCGAAATCTGTTGCCATATCGGCCTGCCACTTGTTCCGCCGTACACACGGGGCAGGTTACGACTGGCTAGGTGCAATTGGCGTGGTACTCAAATCACCACACAGCAAAAGCCGCTGGTTTTGCAGCGAATGGTGCGCCTATGCAATAGGCTGCACCAACCCGCACCGGTATACCCCCGGAGAATTGGCGGATACCATTACCTCGTGATTTCAAAATCGCATGACAGGCCGTTTCAGACGGCCTTTTTTTACGGAGAT